CTTAGTGGGGGGCTTAGGCGAAGGTGACGCGGGTCTGAAGAATTATAATTATCTAGTAGGCCAGCTCTTTGGAGATGATTCAAACCTGCTAAATAACTTAGATATATTCAATCAAGTTAAGGGCTCTAATACAGATAACGCTACAGGTAACGCTATAGATGCTTTTGCAGGACTACCCGCAGACCAACAGCAAATTCTGTCTGGTGTAGTTAGAGGCAATCTTGAAAGAATAGGAGGTGATGCTAGTGATACGCAAGCCGACACTGCTGTTTCTGTATCTGAGTTATCTAGTATCCCCTCTGAACAAAATCTAGCTGCATTACAGAGCTTTGCATCTATACCTTCCAGTATTATAGGTATAGCGGATCAGCTTATGGGTCAAGCTATTAATCCTTTAGGTAGGGCCTCTGCTCCGTTAGGCTTAGCTCAAAGGGGTATTGCTAATGTAATGGGTATAAACTTCGATCAAATTAATACTATTGCCAGTGTACAACAGCAGCAGGCTAAAACTAATACATTGCAAATGGCTCACCAGCTAGCCAATATGGCACCAGCTGTGAAGGCAGAGTTAGAAATCTTAGCACAGCTTCAGGCTGCTGGTATTGATCCCGAGTCTTTAACTGCAAATCAACAAGCAGTCTCTTTTGCAGACCCTGTTACGGGTGCAACTACAGTTGGTGTAGCCTATGGCACTCCGGGTAAGGGTTTTAGTCACGTAGGTGTGCCCAGCTCCTATACGAGTATGGAAGTTATTGGAGGTATTGGTAAGGATACTATATCTCCTATTGGGCCCACCTCTCAAGAGGCTCTAGATGAAATGAACACAGCAGCGGAAGTTCAAGCTGCAGTTAGTTCTACAACACATGCTGAAGATATGTTTGGTGGCATTACAGGTTACGGAAAAGACGATGTAGATAGTATGATGGGTTTTGGTAACGCTAATCAGGGGTATGGGGACTTAGGGGAAGAAGCAGCAAACCCCGACGGTAGTTATGGAAGCGTAAATAATGTCAATGATTTTGGCGATGTGGACGCTTACGGAAACCCCAACGCAAGTATAGATGATATCGGTTTGGGTGCTGATATAGGGGCGGGTCAAGACTCTATTGGCGACCCCGGTCCGGGCGGAGGTGCGCCGGGCGGCCCCGGTGACGATGGCAGCGGCGAGGGCGGTGGTGACAGTGGAGGCGGCAGCAATGATCCGGGAGGCGACGATGGCCAACCGGGCGATGCATACGGTCGCGGAGGCTTCGTAAAGAGGCGTAAGAAAAAGAAGAAGCAGTATGCTAAAGGCGGACTAGCAACGCGAAGGTAATTTGCTAGATACTGGCTACCCGACCCCCTCTTCTGTATGTAACAGAGAGGCCACGGCGGCCCCAACTAAAGAAGTAACATAATATGCCTGAACTAGATCAAGTTGTAGTACCCGAGAAGCGTGGTTTTATTAGTCAACCTAACAGTAATCAAGCTCGTATTCAGAGAGATGAAGAAGAGCTAGCTGCTCTTATGGCAGGACGTAACGCTGAAGCAGAAGAGGATGATGATGCTCCCGATGCAGTTGTAGAGGGTGCAGCAGAGCTAGAGCCTGAAGGTGCTGAAGAGAAGACTTTTAAGAAGAGATACGGAGACCTCCGTAGACACTCACAGAAATTAGAACGAGAGTATACACAGAAGCTAGCAGACATGCAAGCTCAGCTGGATACAGTAACTAAAGAGGGTATTCAGCTACCCGCGTCGGATGCAGACATCGAGAGCTGGATGGCTAAGTATCCAGAAGTTGCAGCTATTGTAGAGAGTATTGCCCTTACTAAAGCTAAAGAACAGTCTGCAAGTCTAGAAAGTAGACTTGAGGCTATTACTCAGAAAGAGGAAGACACAGAGAGGCAGAGGGCTGAGACTATTCTTATGCAGCTCCATCCAGACTTTGCAGAGATCAGAGATGATGATGCTTTCCACACGTGGGCAGATGAACAGCCTGCGTGGGTACAGAAGGCTCTTTATGAAGATGATAAAGATGCTAGATCAGCAGCTAGAGCTATTGATCTGTATAAGATTGATAAAGGTATCTCTGATAAGCCGAATAAGAAAAGAAAGCAGTCAGCAGATGATGCAGCAGCTTTTGTAAACAGTAAAACAGCTCGTAACAGCCCTCAAAGCGACCAGACTAACTCTATTAGAGAGTCTGATGTAGAGAGAATGTCTATGGACGAGTATGAGAAGAATGTAGATGAGATCACTCTTGCCATTCAAGAGGGTCGCTTTATCTATGATCTCAAAAAGAAGTAACTTGACTTTTAGAAGTAAAAACATATAACTACTATGCAAACGTAGCCGAGTTAGAGGTGTGACTACAGAAGTACCTCTAACTCCTACCTACATCTACTATTGAAACACACAGCAACTAACAATTTATCTAGACTCACCTATTTGCGTGTAGCCCGTTATTATAGAAGTTGGCCAACTAATATACTAACGCACCCTCACAAGTATAGCCTCTTTGAGATGTTGTAGGTTAGCATCTGACGCTAAATGAAAGGATTGCCCTAATGGCATTTTCAACAGCGGCGGGGTACGGTAATCTTCCTAACGGGAATTTTAGTGCTACTATCTATTCCAAACAGGTGCAGCTTGCCTTCCGCAAGAAGTCTACTGCACAGGATATTACTAACTCCGACTATTTCGGTGAAATCGCAAACTTCGGTGACACTGTAAAAATCATCAAAGAACCGGAAATCACGGTTAGACCTTACACTCGTGGTTCGGTCATTCAAGCTCAAGACCTCGACGACGAAGACTTCTCTTTGACCATCAATAAGTCGAACTACTTCGCCTTTAAAGTTGATGACATCGAAGAGGCTCATTCGCACGTAAACTTTGGCTCTCTTGCCAGTAACCGTGCAGCTTATCGTCTTGCTGACAACTACGATCAAGACGTTCTAGCTTACATGTGTGGCTATAAGCAGAGTGCTAATCACACTGTTGGTGACACTGTTAATGCTACTGTTAACGGCTCCGTTGCAGTTAGTACTGCTGGCACGGATGAATTGCTTTCGAGCATGAAACTAGAAGCCGATGACTTCGGTGGTTCAGCTGGTAGCTCTATTGGCATTCAAGCTCGTGCTCCGGGTGCAACGTCTACTGTTCCGGGCTCTGGTAACGCCTATGTCTTGCAAGTAATTGCTCGTATGGCGCGTCTACTCAACCAGCAGAATGTTCCGATGGAAGCTCGTTGGCTTATTCTTGATCCAGTCTGCAAAGAGATTCTTCAGGACGAAGACTCTCGCTTGTTTAATTCCGACTTCGCCGGTGCTAACAGCGCCCTTAAGAACGGTCTTATTCTAAGTGACCTTCACGGCTTTAAGGTGTACTGCTCTAACAACCTTCCGGTTATTGGAACGGGCCCAGCCACAACGGGCGGCACGAACGCTAGTAACTACGGCCTAATTGTTGCAGGTCATAGTTCGGCAATCGCTACCGCTGAGCAGATCAACAAAACCGAATCGTATCGCGATACTGACAGTTTCGCCGATGTCGTTCGGGGTATGCATCTGTATGGCACAAAGATTCTCCGTCCAGAGGCTCTTGTGAACGCCAAAGTTAATTTGGTATAAAGGGAGTATTGAATAATGGCTTTAGGCGATAACACAACTTCCGTAGCCCACGGCGCTACTGCTCGCGGGCGACAGCCTTACATGATCGAGTACGAACTCGACATTGCACAGGCTGTAACAGACAAAGGCTCGGCTCTTGCCGCTGCCGATGTCATTCCGGGCCTGACTATTCCTGCCTACACTCTGGTTTTGGCAGCTGGTTGGGAGGTTCTCGAAGTCCACACTGGTACGTCTACGGACGCAGATTGGGACTTTGGTGTGACTGGCGGTGACGTAGATAACTTTGTCGATGGCTTCGCCTTTGATGCAGCTGCTGTAGGTGACGTTGCGTTTAAGGCAACGCAAACTCCTGTAGTTATTGGTGCAACTGCTGACACTATTGATGTTCTTCTGGCTAGTAATACTGGTACTACCCTAACGGGTAAGCTCAGACTATGGGCAGTTTGTATGGATATTGATGGCTACGGTGCTTCACTGACTGCTGATGAAGTAGATCGTGACACTCTAGCTTAAGCTTTAAGTTAGGGTATCTAACTGAGGGCGCTAGTAACTGCATAGTGGGAGCTAGCGCCCTTTTTTCTTTTACAAGAGTTACATATACAATGCCTAAAGCTGTTTCTAAAGCTAAAATGAAGTGTAACAGCCCTAAAAAAACACCTTCACATCCTAAGAAGTCACATGTAGTAAAAGCTTGTGCTAAAGGTAAAGAGAAGCTTATTAGGTTTGGGCAACAGGGCGTTAAAGGCTCTCCTAAAAAAAGCAATGAGTCTACAGCCAGCGCAAAAAGACGTAAGTCTTTCAAAGCTCGACACGCTAAGAACATTCAAAGAGGGCCTATGAGCCCAGCGTATTGGGCAGATAAAGTTAAGTGGTGACAATTCACTACTACTAAAACACAATAAAGGAACATAAAATGGCTATTACTACCGCTATGTGTACATCTTTCAAGACAGAGCTATTGGGCGGTCTTCATGATCTAGATACGGACTCTTTGAAAGTTGCACTTATTAAAGTAAGTCCAGCAGGCACTTATGGTGCTGCATCAACTAACTACTCTGACATCACCGGCAACTCAGATGAGGTTAGTGGCACAGGCTACACCGCTGGCGGTGCTGTACTAGACAGCCCAACCATTACGGCGAGTGGTACTACGGCGTATGTAGACTTTGCGGATGAGGTGTTTAGCACAGCTACTATCTCTGCCACAGGTTGTATGATTTACAATACTGCTAATGCTAATGCTGCAATTGCAGTGTTTGACTTTGGCGGCACCGTTACAGCTACGGCAGCTGATTTCACGATCGTCTTCCCAGCTAACGACGCATCTAACGCTGTCGTACGGATTGGATAACAAGCACATACTATGCCTATATTAGTCAACAGAGCTAAAATGACAACTGCCACAACTGGCACGGGTACTATTACACTCGGGTCCGCTTCTGCTGGCTATCAAACCTTCGCCGATGCCGGTGTCAGCAATGGCGACGTAGTACGTTACACTATAGAGGACGGCACGGCGTGGGAGATCGGCACCGGCACCTATACGGCGACGGGTACGACACTCTCGCGCACGCTGACCGAGAGTTCTACAGGCTCGCTACTCAGTCTGACCGGATCGGCTGTGGTGTTTGTGACGGCGGCGGCTGAAGACCTCAGTGGCCTGACCCTGCTGACAAAAGAGTTGGTCAGCACTCCTGTTAGCGCGATAGATGTGACAATTCCGAGCGGATACACCCGATTCAGGCTGCTTCTCGATAACGTCACAAACACGGTCAGCGCTGGGCAGATACGAGTCACACTTTCTACTGACGGCGGAAGCTCGTTCATATCAAGCGGGGATCATAAGGTTGTGGCGCAAGGTTTGACATATGGTTCAACATCCCTCGCTTGGACTTCATCGACCGGCACGGGGTTTCTTCTAGCGATTCAAGCCACCTTCGGCGGGGATAATTCGCCTCGGAGCGCAGTGCACGACATCTCTGTCCTCGATGATGTGTTTGTGATGCAGGGCTCTTTTGACTTCAACGATTCCGCTGCGTGGATTAGTAATCGCCGAGAGATGACTGCCCGCGTTGATACTATCCGCATTGCATCCAACGCGAACAACTTAGCGGCTGGGTCAATGGTTCGCCTCTACGGTTATAAGGAGTCCGTCTGATGACTAACGCACGGACGCTTGGCAATATTGGACGAAATGCTGATCTTGAAGATGGCGTTGGTCTAATTCCGCTTCAAACGGTCGTCTGCAACAACACGTTCAGCGCCGTTGATATTGCGCTTAGTTCAGCTTATGATTCATTTATCTTACAGATGATTGAAGTCAGAGGCGCAAATTATACCTACACGTCTTCTACAGTCTCTGAGGATGGGGGGGGAGTCATTTGAGGACGACGACTACGCTACCTATCGCAGAGCGGATTTATTGGATATGGGGACCGTCAGCACCTCCTATACTAACGCTACCGGAAATAACAGATTTAGTATAACACTGGGCCGGCTTTTTAGCGGTCAAATGTTCATCACCAATAGCGATGACGTGTATCAGCATCGCGTAGAAGGCATCGCCAACGAATCAACGCCTCCGGCTGAATATTACCACCGAACGCAAGCGGGAGGTATTCGCCTCAACTCGGAATCCAGAGTAGATTACATCCGCATCTTCCGAGACAGCGGGAATTTTACTAGCGGAACGATGCGGCTGTACGGTCTCAGGAATGCCTGATGCGCCTCCCCCACACACAACCTCACGGCTATAAGGAGACCGTCTAATGCCTAACGTTTTGAAAAACGGCCAGATCATCGAAGTCCCGGAGTGGGACTTGCGCACGGAGGCCGAGCGTCAAGCGGATGCCGCCGCTACACAGGCTACCTCAATGCGCCAGCGGCGTGATGCACTGTTGGCTGAAACTGACTGGACGGCGCTGTCTGACAGCACGCTCACGACAGATATGGCCGCCTATCGCCAAGCCCTGCGAGACGTGCCGGAGCAAGCGGGCTTTCCCTACACCATTATCTGGCCCAGTAGGCCCTAATGTTAGGCTTCGCGCCACTCGCCTCTGGGCCGCTAGCGTCTGCTGGGACAAGTGTAAGTGTATCATCAGTAACTTTAACTGGTGTTGCAGCTACAGGTGCTGTAGGCACTATAATTGCTACAGGTGCAGCAAACGACACACTAACAGGTGTATCCGCAACTGGTGCAGCAGGCACTATAATTGCTACAGGTGCAGCAAACACCACATTAGCAGGTGTAACAGCAACGGGTGCTGTAGGAACTCTAGCGGTTACAGGAGCAGCAAACAATACATTAACAGGTGTAACAGCTACAGGCTCTGTAGGCACTATAACTGCTACAGGAGCGGCAAACAATACACTAACGGGTGTAACAGCTACAGGCGCTGTAGGCACTATAATTGCTAACATATCAGCAAACAGCACACTAACAGGTGTATCCGCAACTGGTGCAGCAGGCACTATAACTGCTACAGGTGCAGCAAACACCACATTAGCAGGTGTAACAGCAACTGGTGCAGCAGGCACTATAACTGCTACAGGTGCAGCAAACACCACATTAGCAGGTGTAACAGCAACGGGTGCTGTAGGCACTCTAGCGGCTACAGTAGCAGCAAACATTACACTAACA